TGGATAAACGTATCTGCAATGCCGATCCTGTTCACGCCTAAATCTAAGAATATATCTATAAGCTCAAATCTATCTCTTGACTTTGTACATGCAATATCAGCAGCAAGCCCTTTTAAATGTGACGAAGATTCTTTCCCCCCAACATCCTGATTATGCTGTGGGGTTCGGAAGCCAGAATTAATATGGATAGGCTTATCAAATTTATCTCTAGCCATATCGAGTATGTTTAAAAAGTTTTTATCCATCATTTGCCCAGATCCCTGCACGTCAGGGCTATCAAATTCTGAATAGTTAAAATACTTCATCATTACTTTTTCTTTTTAATATCTTTCCATTTAGCTATAGTATACCCTATAGTTACTAACAGAAGTAAGATTTTTAAACCATCTTCTATTTGAGTAAAAGTTGTTACGCCTAATGTGCTGCCGTTTATAGCGTATAATTTAAGTTCGCTCAAGTTCATTTTTTAATATTTAGTAACTCTACCTTTGGTATTTTTTTCTCGCTGGGCTTTTCTTTTGGATTCAGGGGTAACTTCGCTCCAGGTTTTTGGTGTCTTACTACTAACTTTTTTGGTTGGCCTGAATGTATTCTCACCTTTGCTATAATCTTCTTCGCCGCTTGGCGTTTTCCATTCTTCTTTAAACCACCTATTTAAATTTTTAAAAGGCGAGTTCATTTTAAAAGGGCTTCTTTGTTTTGCTGGCGATTTCTTCCCTTTGCGTTCATTCCTACTTGCCCATACAGCTTTTCTTTGGGCGTCACTTACATATGGCATTATTTCTTAGATTTATTTCCCCAGTTAGCAGCGCCAACTTTTCTACATTTAACTAAAGCGCCACTAGCATAAGCCGAGGGCCATTTTTTATAACGGCTTTTTACTTTACTATAGCAAGCGTCTTTTTTTGGCAAAGGTGAATTTTCAACTTTTGGTAAATAATTTCCTGAGCCACGGCGCTTAGATCGCTTTTCGTTATAGCTTTCGGTAACTTTATTTGTAGGTCTTGTAGCTGGGTTTTTTGCTTTCCTAACTTGCTTAGCAATAGACACGGGGCCACCACTTCCGTCCGCATTCATAGTCACTTCTTCGTTACAAGGATAGGTTTTAGCTCCACCTTTTTCTTTTATTATTGCTGTTATAGGTTTCATATATTAATCTTTTTTCCAATTACCTTTTTTGTCTTTTTTCCAATTACTTTTTTTCCAGTTAGTTGTTTTTCCAAAACCACTTTTTTTCTTTTTAGTTTTAGATGTTTCAACCAAACCTACGTCCCATGTGCTATAGCCAAGCATTAATGCTACTGATTGCCAGTACTTGGTATCATTATCCATCGCAACACGTATATTATCTGCTTTTCTTATTGCTCTATCTAAAGGAACATTTGTTGTTGCCGATACAATTTGACCTACAGCATAATATGCAGGGTTATCTAAACCAAACCCAGTCATTTTATCTCTAGTTGTTTTATAACTAAAAGCCCTTGCGGCGCCCATTAATTTACGCATTTTAGAATCGATTGGCGGAGATATACTTAAAGATCTTTGCGCTGCAACCGTATAATCAGGCCTCGGCTTTTTAGATTGCTTACTAATTTCTATAATAATATTTTTAAGCGTAGAGCCTATTGCTCCGTATATACCAGTACCTCTTAATATAGAGTCTAACATAGAGTTAGCAACTCTAACCTCTTTTTCTTTTATAGCCTCCTCGTCATCATCTTCAAATAAAGTGGAGAATAGCGCTGCTTGTAAACTAGAAAATATAATATTTTGCACAGCCATATAATAAGCTATCTTTGTTATATTAGTTTTAGCATCTCCACGGCCGTTTTTAAGATCCAAGAAAGCCTTTTTGGTCAAACGCATGTATTGCATAGGAGTATTCGCAAAAGCCAATACGATACGCCCTAATGGGCTTGCTTGTTGTTGAGATATTCTGTCTGGTCTTGAAGACTGTTGTGTCTCTTCTGCTATTTCTTGAAAGTCTAGAAACGCCTGCTCTTGTGCCTGCTGCTTTGACATGCCTTGCTCAACATAAGTATTTATTCTATTTCTAACAAAAGAAGCGCCGCCCATTGCAATTGCAAAACTATCAGCAATTTGTGTTGGTAAAAAACCTACTTTTAGTAAAGAAGACAATACTGCTTTTACTTTATTTGTAGATGTTTCAGCGGCGTTAGCAATATCATCAGCATTTACGTCATTCTTCAACCCTGATCGTCTTTGTTTCAAAAAGTCAGAGTTAAACAACATAGCAAAGTCAGACCAAAATTGTTTTTGATTAGCAAATGCTTTTGCCGCAGCTATAGGATTGTTATCTCCCCAGTTTACAAAGTTAATAGTAGATAACGTTTGCAATAAAGCTGATCTCGTGTTAAAGAACATTATTGTACCAACAGAATCATTAACCCAGTTCATAAAGTTATTTGTTAACTTATTTGCACCAAATGGTCTATTGCGACCGGTCTTCATTCTATAAAGCATATCTTGTAATGCTTCTGTATAGCTTTCGCCAAATGCGGCCTTTAGTTTATTTAAATTTTCTTGTGAAAATATAATATCTGCATTTTGTTGCCATTCAGTTAAAAACTCAGCCCTCTTAGTGGTGTTAACCATGTTTATTGCATCAGTAGTCATAGTGCCAGCTAGCCAATCGTTTTGAGGCTCAGGGTAGCCATCAAGAACAGCATCCATTTGATCTGCAAAATCTCTAAGTTTAGGATCATTTTCAACAATATCAATTAAATCCTGAATATCAGCTTTAGTTAAATTAACTGTTTTACCCGCTATTAAAGCATCCTTATATCCGTTCTTTACCCACAAATAAACCCTTACGGCGGTTTCATTTGTAAAGCCTGTTGAATTTACTTTTTTAAGCCCAGCTGGTATATTTTTAATATCTTTTTTAAGTTGCTTAACTATAGTTGCTACATTCTGTTTATAACTTTCAAACTCGCGCATTGCTTTAGCGAACGGATCAAATAAAGATTTTTTAAACCATGCTTGCTGCTGTTCCCCTTTGGTACCCTTGCTTAACAACTTATATAATAAACCCGCAAAGTCATCAGCTGATGGCGGTATAAAGAACTTAAATCTACCTTTTTTACGAGCCAACACTTTTGCTTTAGCACCAGACATTTCGGACTCTGCAGCAATACCTGTGTTGTCTTCTATTATTTGGTTAAACTCTTTGTTTAAATTTTTAGAAAACTGTATTTTAGCTTGGTGCACTTTTGATTTAACGTCTGCTTGCTCTAATACTTCTTGCACAGCTTTAACATTCTTGTAAGCATCATCAGCAAAGTAAAAGTCATTATAACCTTCAGCAACTTTTCCAATAACCCATTTAGCTTTAGCGGTAGCAGTGCCATCACCAAGACCTACAATATTTTCAAGTTTAATATCAAGGCCGATACCTTTTAAAAATTCGTGTATAGCATATTTTGAATTAGCCGGTCTAGCGGTTAGTATAAATACATTTTCATTACCGAACTTTTTATTACGGGCCATTGCTTTTTCAAACATAGGACCCTTAGCACCTTTCATTACTTTACTGAATTCACTAAAATCAAATTCAGCTCCTTGTGCTTCAAGCTGATCTGCTTGCAATGCAAACTCTGTCGCATTTATTTTGCCCTTAGTTCCGTCTGGCAATGTATATAAAACATTACTTTTAGTGGTTGCCAACGTGTCATCAAAATCCCAAACGCTAATGCCTTTTTGAGGTGCATCCAGTCTAATAGACATTGCTTTAGCTTTATTCAATGTTTTACTAAATTGCAATAAATTTGCACGCTCCATCTCATTCCTTACAGCTTTTTGCTGTTCGGTATTAAGATTTTCATATGTGTGCATGAAATTAGGCTTATTCATGAAAGCATCAGGAAACATCTGGCGGCTAATAACATCAGCCATGCCAAAAGGATCAAACCCTTTATTTGTTTTAGAAAATTGTGGGGCAGTTTTTAATTTGCCGCTTTTCTTTAATTTTGCAATTTCATTTTTAATAAGCTTTGTGTTATACCTATCTATACCTATTTCAGATTGCTTGTTTAATTTTATATCTAATGATTTAGGTATTAAGTTTACTTTAGCATTATCTAATAATTTTATTAAAGCAATTTCTTTAATCTTATTATTTGAAAAAGCAATAAGTGCTTCAGCTATTTCTAAAGCAGTAGTTTCGTGTTCTAATATAAGTTTACCTATAGGAGTGTCTATCATGTACATTCCAGCCCTACTTAGCTTTCTTACTAAGCCTCTTTGATCTGCCGTAGATAAATTTATAAAACTTATTACGTCGTCTACTCTTCCCTCGGCTTTTGCTTTTTTGATTTCTTTTAATATATAGTCTCTAACTAATAAAGCTTCGGAATTAATTGTTTGTATATTAGATTCAAAATCAGATTTAATTGACGTTACTTGAGCAAGCCCCTTAAGTTTAATACCATTTTCTGTTATGTATGTTCTTCCGTCTTTTTTAAGAAGACCAAAATTTAGTTTATCTAATAGAGGTTTTCCTATAGAGGGGACAATAACATTGTTAAATATTTTTTCGTTGGTAGTATTACCTTCAATACCTAATGTCCTAATAGATCGACTTGTAATGTTTAAAAAGTTTCTTATTGCGGTAGCTTTATCTTTGTTAGTAATCGCTTCAGCAACGTCTGCTTTTAATTTTTTAGTAGCATAATTAAACCCAACAATTTTTTGCTGGTATTTGTATGTTCTACCGTATTCGTTAAGCCCTTTGTTTATTATATTAATAACAGAGGGATCTTTTAAAGTATTTTGTAAATTACTTAATACATTTGTAACAAATTCTCTGTGAGCTCTGGTGCTTAATTGTGATTTACCTACATCAAGAATAGATTTAATAAGGTCTTTAGCTGTTTTAATTTCATTATTATTAACTTTTGACCGTATAGTTCTTATTGCAGCTTTTTTCTCTTCGCTAATACCTGATTTAGCTTCTAGTTCATTTAAAGCATTTACAGTGTTTTCTTTATTAATATTTCTACTAAATTGTATAATATCAAATCCAGCTTGCTCGCCTTTGTATCTATCTAATTTAGATTGTAAGTTATTTAACTGAGCATCAATAACAATGTTTTCAATTACGTCTATAGATTCTTGCGGTGCTAGTTCTTGTACCTCTTTAAGGTTAGCTATATTTTCGGGGGTAGCATAGTCTGCAACAACTTGTGCCGCTAACGGCCTAAGTATTTCTCTGAATAATTGCTTTTGCCTTTCTAATATAGTTGACTTTTTGCCTGCAACAAAATAAGTTAAAAAATCTCTTTTATCTATTTTGCTAATTCTGAATATAGGATTGCCTTCGGCTGTTAATTCTCTTCCAATTCTTTCTGTTGGAAATAATTTGCCATAGCTTTTCTTAATACTTTTAATCGGCAAAGCTTTAGTTACTATGTCAAACGTTTTTGGATCGTTCAAAAAGTCTATATAGGTGCCTGGAATAACAACCTCTCCCCCACTTTCTCCTATTGCTCCTAACTTTTTAGAAAGCTTTTTGAATAATTGTTTATTAACATAATCCTCTAACCACGAAACCGTATAAGTTTCTCTTCCCTTTTTAACCTGAATAGTTTCAGAAAGAGTACCTTTTTGAGCTCTAACTTTTATTTCTCTTTCAAGTTCGGATTTAATATCATTTATTAAGGTATCATCAACAATATCAAGCTCATCAAATTTTGCTTGCCCTCTTTCTACAGATTCTTCGGTAGGCCCAGTTTTCTTTTTAGGAGCGGGCTCAGTTGTAGGTTCTGTTGATGGTTCCTTAGTTAAGTCTTCAATTTGCTTAGCATCTATACGCCCAACATACATTCTTTCAGCTTCTGGTCGGTTATAATCCTCTCTAACAGCATCTCTAATCCTAAGGTTTATTCTTCCATTTAAAAAGCCATACAGGTCGCCTCTGCCGTCCCACTGTAAATCTTTATTAACTCCCTGCTTGTTGGGTCTTAGTATTTTTTCTAACACATCAAACGTAAACTCTTCTCGTGTTGTAGGATCTAAGTTAGCAAATTTATTATTAATCTGTGTACCAATCATAGCTGGTAACTCTGCGCTAATTTTATTTACATTAACTCTGCTCGCAACATCGCTGGCAGGTATTCCAGATAATCTATTTTTAACACCTTCAAGCTGTGTTTTTGAAAGCTGCATTTGGCTAACTTTTTCTACCGTAGCGGCTTGGCGGCCTTTTTTAATTTCGCCTGCTTTAATTGCTTCAACAGCAACGTCACTTACTTTACCGGTTTCTTTTACGCTTGTATTATATTCTTTTAAAAAGTTAAAAACATCTCTACCACTATCAAATGAAATATTATCAAAACCTTTACCTTTAAGTATTCTTGTTATAATATCTTTAAGTTTTTCAAACGTGGTCCTATCATAATTAATTTCGCCACGCAAAATACCATCAGAAAAATAATTTAAATATTCCGTGTCCCAACTAGCAGGATCAACATTTTGTTTTAATTGACTTTCAACCCATTTTCTTTGATTAGCAGTCATTGCTTTTTTAAATTGGCTTACTATGACGGCTTGGTTTTTAGAGTTACCTATTGTAGCATTTAATATAGGGTGTAATATTTCATGCATTGCCACGGAAACCGCCCCCACATTTTTAGCTCTTTGCTTGTCAATAAATATTTTGCCTTTGCCAATAAAAGCACCCTCGCTTCCTTCGGCTAATGTTTTAGCTTCTTGTATATTTATTCCCTGGTCTTTTGCTATAGCCTCAAGATAACTATCTGTTGTATCAAACACGGTTGGCTCGCTTTCAAAACCTAGCTTTTTACCTAATTCAACTGCGCCTGATTTATATTTTTCAAAAAGTGCTGTAACTCTTGCATCTCTGGCGTCTAATATTGCTTTTTTGCGAGTTTCCTGAGTAACATCTGCGGTAGCATTTTCATATTTAGCTAAGATGTTATCAATCTGTTGATTTATTTTTGCTCGCTTTGTTTTTCCAGATCTTGTGTCATTATCTTTTAACTTGATAAGATCTTTTTCTAAATTTATTAATTCCGCTCTATCTTTTGCGTCTGATACTTTAGAGTCTATTTTAGTGTCTAATATTAAATCTTGGCGGCGGGTTTTTACAATAGTGGATGCAACATCGTCGTTTTCTACTGTTATGTCTGCGGCCATTAAATCTTCATCGCTAAGCTCTTTTATTTTTTTTCTAAATTGAAAGCCGTTGTATTTTTCGTTATTAATCGAGTAATTGGCTTTTTTACCTAACAAAACTCCTGGCGCTTGTACTACTGAAATAGTACGATCAGCAAAACCTTCTGTTAATATTTCGTCAAGATTTAATTCTTGGCCAGCAGCTATTTGCCCCAATGTTTCACTTATAAGGCCACCGCCCGTTTCAACCCCAGCTAAGCCTAGTGCACCAGCTCTTTTGCCAACTCTAGTGGTTAATGTTTTTCCAACGCCACCTGCCATAGCTCCTGTTATACCATCAATAACACCAATAACAGCACCTCTTTTAATAGCTTTACTTGTTATATCACTCCAGCGCTCTTCATCTTCCATTAAAGCTCTTATGTTTTCCGCATTAAGATCTTTACCTTCTTTTTCTAATTCTTCTCTTAAAAGGTCTGCAGTTGTTAGGCCTGTTTCCATAACACCGCTAACTCCACCCATAAAGCCACCTATTGCTGCCGTTGGTACGGTTATAAGTTCTTCTGGTAAAGCTACTTGTGGGCCAGCTTGCCCGGCTAAAGCTGTAGCACCAGCTAAAGTAGTAGCGCCGGCAACACCAGCAGCAATTGCTTCTTCAGAAGATGTTGCAGACTTAATTATATTACCTAAACTTTGAATGGTAACTTGTAGCATCCAAGAAGGATTTTTAGCCGCGGCTGTTACCCAAGCTACTAAGCCGCCGTATTTTTCTCTATCTTCCTCGTAGTCTTTTTGGCGCTCAATCATTTCGTCTGTTTGAGGAGCGTTGTTCATTTTATCAGCTGCCTGCACAAACTCATTTAATTTTTTATCTGATATTTCTGCTCCTTCTTTCCACAACTCTATAGACGGATCGACAGCTGCACCTTGTACCCATCCACTTGCACCTGCTCTATATAAGTCACCAAAAAAGTCAGTAACCATATTTTTACCAAACGTATCTTCTAGCCAAGTATTTTTTTCTTTTGTATTAGCAAACAATCCCGAAGAACCATTTTCCAATTTGGATCCCGTATCGCTTTCTTCTGACTCCGCATTTGGATCCGCAACCGCAGAGTCGTTTGTCTTTCCCAACTCTTCATCGGATAGAGATATAACACCTTCTACGCCTATTAATGTTGAAAAATCGTTTTTTGTGCCGTTATAACCATTGCTTGCAAATAGATCGTAGGAATCATTAAAAGCTTCATTATTACTTGTAATTAGTTCCTTATAATCTTCTAATGAGCCATTATATCCATTACTCGTAAATAGGTTAAACGAGTCTTGTAAAGCTTCTTCGTTCATATTATATTTTATTTATTGTATTTAGACATACTACCGCCCCCAGAAGATTGCGTTTTATTTTTTTCAATTTGATTAAAATAATTTTGGTATTGTCCCAAATGGTAATTCATAGCTTTATTTGATAAGCCTGCGTTCTTAAGATAAAAAGCATAAAGTTGATCTGACTTTGAAATATCTAAAGCTAAAGGTTGAGACAATCCAGGGTTTTGAACATTATATTGATATATAGCGTAATCCCCGTAATCTTTTATAAACGCTTTAACGGAAGCCTCGTTGTCTTTCATGTCCATGCCTTCCAAATATTCTTGATAAAAATCTTCTCTTGATTTATATTTAGTATTACTTGTGGGATCTATAGAATTTATAGCAACTAGCATTTCTTTAACAGCTTGTGGTCTTTGTTCTGGTGTTGCTAAAGCATACTGAGAGAATGACATAGCATTAGGTACAATAGTTCCTAATGAAATGTTTATTTCATCTTTTAAAGCTCCAGAAAAACCTCCAGATCTACTTGTTGTAGCAGGCCTTTTATCTCTTGCCCCTTGTGCAGCTGAATTGGTTAGTACGTCCATGTAACTATCCAAAACAGCCTGCTTTAAAAGCTTTTCGTTTTCTGGTAAAAATAATGCTGGATCCGATATACCTAGACCACCTTCAATTATAAAATCATCTGAAGCCAAAGAAAGCAAACTGTCCCTGCCTCCTTGGGATATTAGATTGCTTATTTTTTGTCTAACCATATCTTTACGAGCTCCTGTTAAAGCTGAGCCCGCACTATATATAGATTCGTTTAAAGATAAAAGTTGATCTGCCGCTTTAAAATCTTTTAGAAAAGGTTTATTAATTTCACCGTAAGAAATAAATTCGCCTTTATTTTCATCAAAAAACTGCAACCCCCCTCCCTGTGAGACACCTAACGCGCCTCCGTCGGTATATATATTAGCTGCCTCAGCTAAAGTTCCTAAATTGTTTCCATCAGATATAGCGCTATTATCAAAATCTTTTAAATAGTTAGACTTGTCTTGTTTGTATGCCTGAAGTTCATTTGATAAATTTTGAAAAGATAATTGTATACCGTTTATTTTATCTCTTAAATCTAAATATCTAGGATCTGTAGGATCTTCTATTCTAGCTATTTCACTTGCATATTGAGCGTAGTTGTTTCTATTTTCTACTAAAAAATCAGTAATCGTTGATTTTTGTATAGGGTTTAAATCTTCTAAATCTATAGTTGTATTTAGATTATTTATATAGGAACTAACCTTATTATTAATAGCCTGTTTTTCAGCTTTAACTTTTTCTTGATTAGCTCTAATCGCTTGCATGCCCGCTGTTACAGATTCTTTTAATGCAACAGCCCACGTGGGTTGTGAAGCCTTATTTATTAAAGACTCTCCAGCTATTAGCTGGGCTTGCATAGATCTTCTTGCCATAATAATATTTTTTTATATTCCGCCCAGTTTATTGATAAATTGCCCAAAGCCGCCTGGATTCCCATCGTCATCACCACCAAGCGCTCCGCTAGCAAAACCACCCAGTACACCAGTGGCCATGCCGCCTATTCCTCCCAGTAATTGTGCTTTACCAGCTTCAACAGCTGCTTTCTTTTGAGCTAAATCCTGTTGAGCCATGCCAAACATAGTTTCAGTTTTTTCTTGCTCCGCGTCTCTAGATATGAGTTCTCCTTTCGCTTCGTACAATTGTAAATTAGCTGCTTGTTGAGCCGCAGCGGCTTGATTTTGTCTTTCTTGTTGGCCTATATTAGCAGAAGCTCGTTGTAGGTTTTGAGCTTGTTGCCCGGCTAAAGATTGTGCTAATGCTGCAATACCAGACCCCCCAGCAGCACCACCGAGTGCCCCCATTGTGTTAGCTAACCCCTGTTGTTCTTGCTGAGCTTGAAATTGTGCTGCTCTTTGATCAACAGTAAGGTCTTCCATAGTGTTTTGCATGTTAGCATACACATTAGAAGTATCTAATTCCTCGTATTGTCTTTTACGGCGGTTGTATTCTGCCTGGGCTTTTCTCATTTCGGCTTTTCTTTTGCCTGCCCCAATTAGCCCGCTGGCTATATTTACGCCCGCGCCTATAATTTGTCCTACCATAACTATTAGTTTATATTTTATTATTACATATTATTTGCTACTCTCAAATACCTCTGTGCCTACAGAAAATATTTCAGCATAGTCTTTAGAGCCGTTCCTAAATTGCAATTTCGCAAAGTAGCCAAGAACAGAACCTGTATTTTGAGTATTGTCTTTTGAAAACAATATAAAGCTTGTATCAACAGGCCTTTCTTGTGAAGGTGAGATTTCACATACTATACTATTATTGCTTTGATTTATTTCCAATATCTGACCAATTATTTTAATTTCAGGCCCTTCATATGAGTTATTGGAGTTTGTAAAGTAAGCTATATCTCCTATTTGAACAGAAACGTTAAGGGGGTTTGGAAATGTTAAAGTTATTTGATCCATAGTTTATTTTTATTAAGGGATATTAGCGGTATTACAATACGGTTGATCACATGGCATCACAATTTGCGTCTGGGCAACATAATCTTAAATATGTCCATGATGTGCCCGAAGCTGGTCCGGTTACCCTAATGGTAACATTTGGCGCAGTTTGCCAGTCAGACGCAGTGTATCTCCACCATATTATTTGGTCATAACCTACACCACCAACAGTCATATTAGGAACCTGAAACCCTTCTTCGCTTTCAAATTGCGTTTGCCTAGTTGGTGCAGTACCTTTCATCGTACCTATAAATTGGTCTATATTTGCTACGTCACTTGGCGATGCGGGTATTACGTTAGAAGGCTCTGTCGAATAAAAGTTGTCAAAAGGACCAGCGTTGCCGTCGGTTCCATTGTCAAATCCAGAAGTAGCTACTTTAGTTCCGTCTGGACCTCCGTGTATAATTTCTAATTTATCTGGAATGCCTTGAGGATCAAATAAAACCGCAATCAATCCGCCGCCGCTGTCTAAGTTTATATTAGTATCTGTTATTCCGGAACTGCCTGGCGAAGCTGTTGAGCTACAAGGCACTGTTATATTTGGGGTAAATCCTATTACTTGACCATAAGCTATAGCCACTTCGTTTTGAACATAGGCTCTTACGTAATAATTATTACCAGTGGTGAGTCCGGTCATACTTGAAGTAAAATCAGCTGTGCCAGTACCTTCGTCATTAGCACCCAATATAGTATTAAAATCGGCATATTCAGACCATTGAATACCTTTAGATGATATTGTTCCCCCTCCGTCTGTAATGCTTTCACCACCACTATCTGCGCCTGTTCCAGTTTCATTTGAAACACCTTTAGTTACAATGGTAGGTGGGTCAATTGTAGTTAATATATTATCTAAATCTAATGTATGTGTTATTGGTTCATCTCCTGATGATGCAATTGTTATAGTCCCAGAAACAGTAAATTTGCTTGAATTAGCTATTGTTAAAGTTGTGCCAAGAAGTAAATTCTGTGCTTTGTCAACAACCAGTATACCAGTTGTATTGTTATAGCTAACAACTTTAGTGTCAGAAGCTACATTAGTACCTGTAACTACCGCACCAACCTCTATATTACCTACTACATTTTCAACCTCTAAGGATGTTCCGGCGCCAACCCCTGCGGCTAAATCACAAGTAGCAGATGATGCTGCTAAAAGTGACGATGCTAACCCAGATATAGAATACTCGTAATCATCCGAAGCCGGGTCAGGTATTACTGGGCTAAAAGAATTTTCTGTAACTGCAGCAATCTGTTGAATTTCACCCGCAGATGAAGTTGCCGTAAAACTAAAGTTTAATATAGGTTCAGATCCTGGCGCAAAATTTGTGTCGGCATTGAAGTTAAGTGCGTCTGGTACACCGGCTATAGCTAAATTTGGATCAGTACTAGTTGCCGTTATTTCTATAAACACAGGCTCTTGTTGTCTTAACTCAATTAATATATCAGTAGGGTTACTTGCTGGTGAATTTGCAGGCGGCGTATTTATTTGGCCTGTTACTTTTAGTTCATATGGTGGGTTGCCTGTGGCGTAACTTGGTATTATTATGCCAGGTATTGCGGCAGTACCGGAAGCCCCCATAACCTGGTTAGTTGCATAGATAGTTTCGTTATCTAAATCATCAAATAAACTTACGCTATAAATAGCCCCTGGGTCGCCAATTAGGTTTAATGTTCTAGTTGCTCCTTCGCTATTTATTGTAAAGATATAGCCACTTGCGCCGTTAAGATTAAATGCGTTGATTAATTGCGTTTTTACAACGATAGGTATTGCTTCGCCTACAATATTTATTAGATCACCAGATACGTCTTCATTTGGATATGTGTATTCTACTGTAAATGTAACCGCGGTTAATTCGCCATTTGGTCCATTGTAAGACTTTGATGCAAGTATATTATATGCCGTGGGGTCTCCTACTGCTAAAGATGCAGTTGGCTCTACAAAGAAATAATAACCGGAATCAGCTAATATTGTTTGCGTATATACTATAGATGTGCTGTCGAATTCTCCAGATCCCGAATACGGGACAAGTTGAGGCAGAGGTGTAGCGTTGGTAGTATCGATGTCAACCGCCCCTTGAACTATAAATCCTAACAACAAAGCAAAGCCCTGTATGCATAATGGAAACTCAACATCATTGCTTGGCATTATTGTTCCATTAGCAAAGCTAAAATCAAATCTTACATTTGAGCCCGCTTGATTAAATGAATAATTAGTAATACCTGTAGGTAAAGGTGCTATTAAGCTAAAATTGTTGGCGTCTAGTTTATAACCAAGATCTGGAGTAAGAGTTAAGCTATATACACCCAAATTACCAAGATCATTTCCAACAGGCTCGACAAAATTAATTTCGGAAACAGAATAATTTTCAAATTGTGTAGTCATATATTATTTATTATTATACTGGATCGTCAAAACCCGGGCAGCATTCTGTATATTCAAATGTTATAGTTTTATCTTGACCTGAACTAAAGCTCCAACTAACATCTGCAATGGCGCACGGAAGCACTAAACTATTAGGATCATTCGGATCAGTTTCATAATTTCTGACCTCAAAAGTTCCTGCATTGTTATTGCCATTATTTTGTGTATTTTGCATAAATATTGTATTTGTACCGCCTAATAAAATAGAGGGATCAAAACGATATGTTACCATTCCGCTTAAAGGACAAGTAAAGTCTCCAACGCCTATTTGTACATTCGGATCAGTAGTTCCAATAAACACTGAACCAATTTGAGCGTTTTGGTTTAAATCAAGGGCACCTATATATGTTCCGTTTAAAAATACATCAAAATTATCATCTCTTGAAGAATTGCTATTACATACTTGCAACACAAATGTTTTATCTGGACAACTTGGAGGCGCATTTGCTACTATAGTTACGGTAACCTCGTCGAAAGCGTCGTCGGGGTCAGTGACTCTTAGTGTATATGTTCCGCCGCCAACAGGCACAGTTCCCGTTATACTAGCTACTCCTGTAAAGCCTTCCCCTGTTGTTGTCAATGTTAACTCAGGTGGTAAATCATCTGAAGACCACACTAAATCTGTAGCGGGGTTATGATCTGGATCCGTTGCTGTTATATTTAACCAGCTGTATGGATCGCCCTCTATAAAAGGGCCTGTTGGTAATTTGCTAACGTCTATATTTGGCGGCTCTACTACTTTATTAATTCGTACTGTAACTAAAGCAGGCTCACTATACCTAGTGCCATTAAATGCCCTATATGTAAAGCTACCGGCAGGGCCATTGTAATTTAAAACATTAGGCGTAAAAGTAATTTGGTCATTTACTATAGCACTTAAAGTACCATTAGTAACATTGTCGCTTGCTATTTCAAAAGTTAAAGGAAAACCTTGGGGATCAGTTCCTGTTAATATTAAAGAAGCGCACGAGGTACAATCCTCTTGTACTATATATTCTTTAATGTCCGCAGTTGGAGTTTGTATGTATACAGCGCAATCAGGATTACCAAATACTCTAACATTAAATGCACTTATAGGAGGAACTACAATAGCGCTGGGTCTGCCTATACCCTGTACAGGAAACTCTTTTGTGTCTACATTATTATCAGTATTAGAATTAAAATAAGTAGCATCTCCTTTTATATATTGGAACCATTTATTTTCTTTATCTAAAAATTGTTTTATATAACCTTCTTGTAAATCTGTTTTAATATACTTAGTATACCAGCCTTCATTTTTTAAAGTTTCTGATGTTAAACTTTGTAACTGCAAAGCTTCCACTTCAGCTAAACTCAAACCTTCATATGTGCCGTCACCATAAACATATTCGCGGGATTGGGTGCCTGAGTAGTTTAATGTTTTGTATTTTTTGATTACGTTAGGCATTTCGTTAAATAGCATCGTAACCGCACTATCGTATTGCTCTCCATAAAAATTGTTTCTAGTAGCAGTATCAATTCTGTGTTCCCAGATTATACCATCTTTAAATGTATAATATATGTCATTAAGGCTTAACCCTCCCCCCTGGCTAAAAGACTTCCTACTTTCCCAACCATTTGTGGACTCTTTAAAACTAATAACAGCAGATGTTGGCGAAACCAATGTGGTATTTCCGCTGCCGTCTATAATACCATCTTGTAATTTACCTACCCACTCTGGGGCTAATTTATTTAAACAGATATTATATTCATTTTTATCGTCGTCAAAAGAACCCCAAGTTATTGAAGAATTTTTTAAATTATCTGCAAAAAAGTCCCCCATCCCGTACCTTGAAATTTCCTCTAGTCCATCGGCCGATAATCTTAATATAACACCTCTGTTTTTATCTGTGAAATATGCTCTATATCCATAACTAGCAAAACTTTCAGGATGCTTACTAATACCAAACTCGCCCATATAAGGCACAGCTTGGCCCAGAACAGCGTTATTCGATGTTACGTTAGCATTACCATCCGCATTAAATAAAGCGTCCTTATTTGCGAGTATACGCAAGCATTTGTCTTCACATAAAGTTACTAAATTTGTATCTCTTGTATGTAGTTTTTGTATTGATCCGTAAATAGGATTTAAATCTTTTGTTATAGCTTCTGCTTGTATAAATTGATTAAGATCATTTACGCCAGAAATAGAATTAAATATTTGTGAAAATATTAACCCTGTTCTTCTTCTCTCTTCACTATATGGTTCTTTTAAAACAGCAGAAACAATAGGGCCATTGCCAAGTGTTGTTGCGTTAAAATCATCTCTAACGCGGTCGGACTCTACTCCATTACCAAAAGAATAGCAGTTGTGCCATGGCAATGTATGGGGATTACCATATTCAGATATAGGGTAAGCTTCAGATGCAGCATAGTATAACTCTAATTCTGCAGACTCTTTAGGTTCTGTTTCAAATACACCAGGGTTGCTGCTTGTAAACGTCGTGTCATCCGCTAATATGCTTAAAAATTCTATTTGTGGTGCGGCAGGGTCGTTTGGCGACGTTCTGCTATTGGCAGGCGCTGGGAAAGACCAACCTGAGGGGCCTTGAAATAATCCTGTTCCGTTAGCTTCATCTAGTGGAACAACGGTTAAAAGCCATCTTCTACGCTTGTTAGATCCTTCATTATATAAATTACTAGACGAAGTATCTGTATAATTTCTTATTCTTTCCCCGGTTTCAAATGCTGTAATCTTATATATAACCTGGTCAGGGTCTTCTCTAAATCTAAATAAACCCCCAACTTTTTCCAGAGTATCAACAGCTTTTCTATATTCTGGGTATTGGGTCCTACCGACATCAAAAGAAGACTTAGGGCTTGCCCATAATCCTGTAAAACCTATTTCAATTTTATTGCCACCAATTTCAAATCCTTCTCCTCTGCCAGCATTTTCACTTCTCCCTTTGTCAACAAAAAAACCCGCACCGCCCCATGGACCAGTTACATAACTCTTGTTAACTTCGTTGTTATCTCCTATCCAGCCCAATGAAACAGCTTGTGCTACCGCATATTGATTTGAGTTTGCATTACCTAAAATATATTGTTCAAGAACTGCGTCTTTAAATAACTTAACAAAAAACCTTCCCTCAAATTCTGCTTTATTCTCAAATTGCTTTAAAGAAAACTGAGTATTTACACCTTGTACTAAATTGCTGCTTGAATCGAACATCCATTCCACGTCGTCCCCAAACCTGCCTTTTATAGAAATTCTATACCAATTACCACCTTCGTCTATTTCTTCAATACTTGATATTTCGTATAAATCACTTCTGTTTGAAGCATCAAAAAATCTAACTAATCTAGTTTCTGATACAGAAGCAGGATCTAAAATTGCAGAAGCCGAACTGTCATCTAAAGCCTCTTTACTAATCCTAAAAAATTGAAAATCTTTTTGAGGCAAAAAGTTGCTGTCTATGTTGTCTGAATCGTCAACTTGTCCTAGCGTGGCTACAACTTCTTTTAAAAATAAAGGCGCTTCGTTAGATATTGCAATTACTTTATATTTGGCAGGGAAAGGCACGAATTCATCTGAGTCATGCGTCTTTTTGAGCTCTAAAAATGTTTCTTCATCAACCTTATTGCGTTCTGCAGAAGGAAAACTAATCCAAACGTTACCGTCTTGGGCATCGTACCATCTGTCCATCGCCAAGTTATAATACTCGTTCGATGTTTCTTTTACGTAATATTTGAACGCAGAAAACGCTACAGGAGTCTCTCCTTGAGCCTGAACCGTTATTTGATTATAATCTATAGCCTCAGGTTTTTGAAGCGTTGTAGACGCTGATTCAGAAGTAAAAACCGGTGTTTGTCTTCCGTAATTATCTTCAAAAACTACACCAACTTGATATGTTCTTTGAGATTTTATAGATTTATAGGGTATTCTTGCTACGGATTCACCATAATCACTAAATTGATGCCCAACACAACTCTCTGTTTCATCATATACGCAGTCCCAATCTGGATTATGTGCTATAGCTATATTTAAAGATGGCGATACAGGATTATTTGAGCTATCTATTAAATTAAAATTTTGCAAATAGTTACCGTAAATTAATCTATTACCTGTTATTTCCTGGCTTTTAGCTTTCCTCGGTACATTGTCATATGCTCTAAGTATTTGGTTTGAGGGCAAAACAGAAGATATAATTTCGGATTGTATATTAAATTCATTTGCATCCCAAATATCGCTACCTCTTTTAAATGTTTCTACTACATATACAGTTTGATTATTTGTCTCTTTATATAATAAGTCAACTTCAGTTACATCAATTGGTGTATCTGCGTTTGCAAAGCCAGTTATAACACATTGCTTCATTTGATTAACCATGCCTAGATTATAACCTTTCTTCGTTTCGTAATCAAAATCTCCCGGTAAAAAAGCTATTTCTGAAAATGGTGAAAATGTTGAATAATAATTGTCGCTATATTTATATCTATATGCGAAGCGAGGGAACTTAAACTCAAAAAATGGGTCTTCCACAAGAGATACCTCCCACGTACCTAATCCATCGGGAGTTTCAGTAGGTGCGGCCAAAATAGATATAACCGCAGATGTTTGAGTTGGACCGGGAGGAACAGAAATAACTTCTGCTCTAATTACAAAGTCTACTGGAGTTGTAGATCCTGGTAATTCCGTAGATGTTTCAAAGCTTAATACATCTCCAACTCTATAAAAAGGGTAGGGGCTGGATGCCCAGTTCACATTGAATTGGGTACCTATAGGTGCGGCAATCCTACATGTGACATCCCTACAATTATCAGGAGCCCCGGGGTCCGGTATAACAAAGTTTTGTAAACAAGTTGTTTCTACTATAGCTGGATCGCCGTTTTCATCTAACGATCTTGTTTTAGATAAAGTTAAGTTAAGTTTATTTAAAGGACTTTGCTTTATAACAGTTATATCTGATTCAATAAAATCTCTTGATAAAGAGCTATCTGCGCCGGCAAAAACACTATGCGTTAAAAAATCCGACCCTATGTTTGCATTTTTAAAGCTTTTTATATTTATTACTTTTGGCTCGGATTGATCATCTGTCCAAAATAATAAATCTTCAATAATATTTATACCTGTAATTAAGTAATTTTCACTAAAATTTAATATATTATTTTTATCTACTAAAATAGGTGTTACTATTTCTGTTGTTTGATCGTATTCCGCAATAGCGCTGACATCTCGGCTAGCTATAAACCAGTATATTTTTTCATTAATATCATTTTTAATCTCTCCTATTTTAACAGGATTAACTAAATCGTTAATATAACCGGAAGTCCAAGACGTATATACGCCGGTACTTGGATTTAATGATCTATAAAATTTTGAAGAATTGCCTTCTAAATTTTGCAGCGCACCTACATTACCGGTATCAGAAGTAGATATTTCTAAGTTTAGAGCGTCTCTATACTCGCCATTTGGTACTAAGCGTTCGTCAAGGTCTTTATTCATTTTACCTCGTACGAACGTACGAATCAATTCTGGCATATATTAATGTTTTATAATTTTAGATTTATTACGTAAAACTTGTGTAATTTCCTCTATTTTAATATTTGATAACCTTAACTTAGCATTTCTTTTTGCAGCAAATAACTCTTTTTTAAATCTTAACACTAAATACTCTGGAGTGTTTGCTCGCGTTGCTAAAATAGCGTGGGCAATATATTTATATAAAGCCTCTTCTGCAAACTTGTGAACATTCATATCTCCATCTGCAGCCAAACCGTCAGAAACATATTTTAATGTAACTATTTTTCCTACAAAGCTGGAGTCAAAATTTATTATGTTTGTTATAGGGTCTATATAAAATACGCCATTAGCTTGGGCTTGTTCTGGTGATATTCCGTAGCGTCTACCAAAATGGTTGTTTTCTAAAATATCAGCATTATTTATATTGTCTAAATTTTGCTGCGCATTGTGATTAGTAGATTGAAATGCGGTTTTTGTTTGGGATTGTTCAGCAAGAAGATTTTCTCTATTTTGCTCGTCAAACAAATATTCAGCGTTTTGATCTTGAAGTATAGGCAAAGGATTGGATGTTTTAATTGCGGGATATACAATTCTTTCAATACCTCTGGAATCTACCCAAGTTATTTTAACATAATTAACATAATCTTTTGGTAAAACAAAATTAAGCGTTGGCCCTATTTCAATCTCTTGTGATTTTACAGACGGCAAAGTATCATAATTTAATTCTTGTATGCCTCGCATTGCATGGAACTGCACGTCTGTTCTTTTGATTTTGCTTATTATTTTATCTTCACCTACATATGATATTACAAAATTATTAATAATATCGTCGATGCTGATAAACTGGTAAGAGCCGTATTCTTCATCCCAACTGTTCCATTGCCCGTCGGGGCCTAAGTAGTATTGTTCGTCGTTTATATTTACTAAGCTCATCTATTATGATTTTTCCTGTTGAATTTGTTCTTGCTCTTCAGAATTAAATACTTGATAAATACTTAAGTCTTTAATTAATATACCGGCAAGCTCTAATATTTTAAATACTAATTCTGTTTCCTCTGATGGATCCAGCTCAAAATCAACCGAATAAGTAGCGTCGTATAAAGCTTCGCCATATACCATTTGATACCTCCATTCAACTTTCGCGGGCACCTTTATATAAGTAACGCTTACATTTGTAGTTATTAGCTCATTTCCGTATACCACAATGCCTCTATCATTTTGAGTATATATAGGTCTAATATTTTTAGGCTTTGTCAAAGGTGAAGCATTGATGTATAATACTTCATTTTGATTTATTCTACCAGCTTCAACGGGTTGATTTGTAGTTTCTCTATGTATTGTGGGGTTGCTTACTGGAAAATTTGCCGGCTGAGTAGGAGATGGGTATAAATCTTTTGTGGTAGTGTTAATATATATAACTGTACCTAATCTATACATATCTGCCGGGAGATCAAAATGATCTGTGTTATAAGCTAAATCCGCGGAAGTTTCAAAAGCGGATATTTTTTTATTTAGCGTATCAAGCATATCGGAATACTCAGTATCATTACCGTGTAACCTTCCGAATTGATTAATATCGTAAAAGTATTGTTCAAATAAATCCATTTGCGCTTGATTCGCAAATAAATTAAATTCCTGAGGCGTAACATATCCTCGTTGTTCTTTATTGAGTATGCCAAGCACTCTTTGATAAACAGTATCTATACTTACGCTCATATTTTTTTAATTATTAATTATAATGATTAGGCCACTTTAAGCAGCCTAACCACTATAAAGTAACTTAAATAAGTTTTTTCATGACAGCCTTATAGACTTCCATGCCTTCATCTGTTTTAAAGTATGCAGCAAGAGCTGAATATGGATGTTCATCAAAAGGTACAGTCATTAACTTTCTATTTGTTGATCCATAAGAAAAAGTTCTTTGGTCTTGTGAAAGAGATAATAAATTTTGCTCAACCGCTTTAACTCCAACGTTTCTTAATTGAACATTTTCGTCTTGCGCTAGTTGCACAAATAAACCTGGTTTTCTTTTTGCAAAAATCATTAAGTCTCTCTTAATTTCACTTGAAGACAAAGAACTAACTTTACTACCAAATTCCACTCTAAGTATTCCTTCTGCTTCATCAACGTCTAATGATTTAGCTAAGTTTAATGCTTGCAACTCTAATTCAATCCAATCTAATTCGTTTTCAGAAATACCTACTGGATCAAATTCATAATAAACTTTATCTCTTAAAGGGTGATATAAAGAAAGTAATTTTTGTAATACCACATTTTCTTTAGGAACCTTAAGCTTTCCGTCTCTCAAAATAATTCTACCTAAAGTAGATGTTCCTTTTTGTTCATCGGCAAATGGCGATGGTTGATTAGTGGCATATCTTAATTCTCTACTGTAACCAACTTCAGGGTCAAAATACAATAAGGGTTTTCTTTGTGTATGCTTTGATCTTATTGAATATATTAACGGCGATGAATTGCCTTTTAATACATAAACCCTATCTTTAAATTCAAATTCTGGTTTTTTTGGTGCAGCTGTTTTTTTAGCTACAGGCTGAGGTGCAACCTCAATTGTTTCTTCTGCTTTAGCTTTTTTAGCCATGATATGATAAAATTAAATAGTTAATAAGAGTAAGAATTACCCCCGAAGTTACATCAGGGGTAAGACCTACAATATGACTAGTCTTTTTTCAACAAGACAAAGTTGTTAGCGGCTTGTACACATAAACATCTTTCTGATAAGAAGTGAACGTTCATTGCGTCTTCGTCACTAGTGTAATTTCCACCTACGGATCCAGTAATCCAAGATTTCATTTTACGGTCATCAGCTTCAGAAGCTCTGTAGCGAATGTGTAAGAATGGTCTTGAAATATTTTTTCCTAGCATTTGGTCATATACAGTTGAAGTTCCAGCCGGTACAAGAACGCCTTCAACATCTCCAACTAATCCACGAGTAGTAGAGTCGTTTAGATATTTCCAGTCAGTTTTGTAAAAGTCGTAAGAACCTCTTCGGAATCCTGAGAAGCCTAAGTTAAGCGCCATATCTTCAGAATTTTCAAATACACCATAAGATGTACCTCCAACTCCATAAGAATTTTGAGCAGCCAACATGTTGTCAATAGATAAAGAAGTAGCTCTATCTAAGAAAAGCATGTTTTCTTCAATAGCACCCTGCTTGTCAAGCTCTGCTAAAATAGTGTCAAAGTCATCAAGACCAGCTCCACCTGCAGCGCCAAAATCAGCATCAGTATACACAAGACCTCTTTCGTTGATAGCAGAGAAAAGTCCGTCAGAACCAGTAATTTCATCTCCACCGCCAAATCCAGCAGCTGGCGCAATTGGGTTAGCAGCTTTTTCAGCCTCAATCATTGCCATTTCTAATTGGTCTTCAAAACGGATGCGAGCTTCGTGCTCTGATTTTAAATACCATAAATATCCAGAAGTTCCAGCTTCAGTAGTTACTTCAACCCAACCGATTTGTGCAGTGTCAGATCCGCTCACAGCGTACTTGTCACGTAAAATGATTGGCTTGTTGCTAAACTGCTCAAATGCAGCGTCAACAGAAGTCCCAGCGTTAGATGTTCCTTTAGAATATTCAGAACCATATACAAATACTTTACCAGCAGCGTGAGCAGTAATAGCTCCTTGGTAGCCAGCTACAGTAAGTGTAACATCACCTGTTGCGCCATCTGCAGCGCTTACAGCTGATACATATGCTTTCTCTACAACTAATCCAGCAGCGTCAGCTACCACGATAGTAGCACCAGCTCCAATAAGATTAGTAGGGTTGTTATTTGCATCACCTGGAATCACTACAGTTGTGCCTGTTGTAACCACTGGGTCATATGCAATATGTAAACGCCCTTGCTCAGACCATACTACTTGGTCAGAAGCCATAGGCATTTCAGCTCCAACCATACGTAAAAATCCAGAGATAGTTCGATTTCCATATCGCTCTACTTCTTTTTCGTATACTTCTGGTAAAAACTGTTGTGTAAAGTCTAGCTCAGCTAAACTTAAATAGTTGTCGTTAAATAATGTTTGCGTTGGGCGTGGAGTTAAATGGTTTAACTGCGCGCCAGCGGGAGTACCTTTAGGTACGCCAAATTCACCTGCCATAATATTAATTTTTAAGGTTTGTTATCGTTTACTTTTAATCTTCAACTTAGAGCTACTAGCACTGCTTGAAATTGAGCGTACGGTCCAGCCGTTAGAAGCTTTGACGTTTTCATGAGTCCCTCTCGGATCCATATCAATGTTCTTAGCTTTAGCCATACTATTTTTAATTGCATCGGATTTACCTTGCTCATAAAAATGATTCGCAATCGCATCAGCGTTCATAGCGGTAAATAAAGACTTATGGTACCCGGCAGCATCCTTCATTTCGTTTTTATCATTCAAGAACTTCTTGACAAAATTATTAATGTCGCTTTGAGTAGTCTTAACCTGGTCTGTATTGTTTACTTTAAAACGAAATTTCTTTTCACCAACATTGAAATCAAAACCTTTGAAATCATTAGAAAAAAGATTTTCTGTTTTATTTTTAAATATAGACGCCTGGTGTTCAGCTATTTTAGTTGACTCTTCATTGTCTTTTTTATAGCGATTAAAAAATTCAACCGCTTTTTGTTGTTCTGGATTTAATCTTGATCCAGCTTTAATTTCTTCGTAATAATTACTTTTTAATTTTTCAAGGTGCTGTTTTGCTTTAGCGGCCTCTTCTTTAAAAGCAATTTTAGCTTTACGTATATCTTTTGGCTCATCTAGTTCTTCATCATACGAAAAGTCCTCCATAAGAACTTCTATATCCTCTTTGTCTAAATGAGGTTTTGTTGTTTCGTAATACTCCCTAATAAGCTGCGCTTCATTTAATGCAGAATAATCGGTATTAAGTTTTACGTAATCTTCCAAGCTACCGCCTGTTTCATTTATAAACTCTACAACTTTTTGAATATTTTCTGGTAAAGGTGCGCCAGTGTCTTGAGAATGTTGAATTTCTTGCTCAACTTCTTCTTGTAACTCTTGTGTTTGTTCCTTTACTTCTTCTTCCGTTATTTCTTCTAATACGGTTTCTTCATTTTGTACGGGCTGGTCTTCATCTTGGACGGGCTCCCGTACTTCTTCAACCACTTCTTCGCTACTTGGCGTGTTTTCGGATTCTCCGACAGTATCATTGCTTGCATCTGCGCTTTGTTCTTGAACGGCATCTTCTTGTGGTTTATTTAATTCGGCTAAGTTTACTTTAATAACCCCGTCATCATATGACATTGGGCCATTATCTTCTGTAGGTTGTTCTACAACTTGATCGTTTGTTTCTAGAACTTCTTCTGTATTTTCTGACATGATAAAATATTATATAATTATTACTATTATTATTACCTAGGCTCGAAGGAACCTAAGTCAAAATCTCCGCTAAGTATGTCGTTTCCTGACGACTCAAAGTTTTTTGGAGGTAAATCATTCTTTCTTTGATTTATTAATTCACTTTGTTGTGTTGCTTGAATCTTAGTACGATCGTCTTTTCTGTCTTCTTTTTCTTGTAATTCAGATTTTCTACCTTGTACCTCAATTCCTTTTAAGCTCATATTCATTTCAAACTCAAGTTGCATTAGCTCTTTTTTCAAATTAGCCTCTTGCATTAATTTTTGAGCATCAATTTGCGCCTTAGCTTGTTCAAGCTGTATTTTACTTGCGGTTAAGGCTTGCTGTTTTTGCACTTCAGCTTGAGCGGCTACTTGTTGAGTTTGAGCATTTGCTTGGGCTTGCGCTTCAATGTTTTGTTGTTGAAGCTGCTGATCCATTAGCATTTTTTCTTTCTTGCGCACCTTGAGCAATTGATTTGCTAATTTTATATTTTTAATATCCCTAAGGTCTATAGCATCCGCTAAGTCTATCATACCTGCGCCAACTGCAGCTTGTATATTATTTTCTAATATAGCTTTTTCCTCTTCATCTGGAGCAAGTTCTATAAATATACCAAAATCGTACAAATATAAATTTGACATTTCTTCAAGCACCGCTACATTTTGATTACCTATTTTATGTATGAAGGCTTCTCTTGTCGGCGAATATTCTATAATATCAGATACTCTTAACGACAAGTTATCGCATAAGTCTGCGGTTAAAAACAATGTACCATTTAAAATATGCCTCGTAGCCGTGTTTGAATTAGCTGCCGCTAATTTTTGCACCCCAACTAAAGCTCTTGAATCAGGCATGCTTCCATCACGCGCTTCATTAAGTCCGGTTACATCTCTAATCATTTGTAAATAATAATTATAAGTAGTAATCAAACTTTGAAGTTTTGCTCCGCCGCTTCCGCTGCTGATTTCTTGTATTGGCACTTTACCAGGGTTCATATCACCTTCTTGGGTAAATGACCTACCAATAACGGAACCTGTTTGGAAAAACATATTTAACGCTTCTTGCGGGTTGTAATTTGTGCCATTACCTAAATCAACTTCGGCTAATCCATCAGCATCAAGATAAACGCCATCTGGCACCATTCTTGACATTACCTGTTGGAGCTTTAAATGTGTAAGCTGAATCATATCAGCAAAACCGGTTATACGTGAAACGATACTTTCTATACGGCCTTTATACATTCTTGGTGCTACTATACTATAGTTCATTTTTACTTTAGTATAATCGCTTTTTGGGCGAATCATATTTTTAGCCATTTCCCATTTAAGCATTCTACCGCCTAATATTTTAACACCTTCATATAAAACTTCCAAAGATTGAGATAGTTTTGATATTCCATATTCGGCCATTATTTCTTCTGGCGGATTAAAATCGTCTGATTTAGGTATTAGCTTTACGGCTCCTGTAGCGGTTTCTTTAACTTTATATACATCATTGGCAAATGTTTTGTAATTAAAATAAAGAACCTGTACGGTATTAGAGTCATCTTCATTATAGTTAGATACAGTTCTATCATAAAAACCGTTATTGCTATAAGATTGAGAAGATATTTCTGTTAGGTCGTCATTCGTCAGCCATGGGAATTCTTTCTTAAGCTCATTTAAATGTACTCTGCGAATTTCGCCTACATAATAAATATCATCAAAATAAGGTGAATCTGTATATGACCATACTAAATCTGCAGGATCAACGTATTCTATTTTAACGCCCTCAGATTTTGAAAAACTATTTTTTACAGCCCCTATGCCAATTGTAGTTAAATCGTAGTTACAACGTCTTTTAATTAAGTCATATTTATTACCTTCAAGTAAAACATTTAAAGCCTGCTCTTCTGCTAATTCTACTTGCTGCTTGTAGCTTAGTTGCATATGTAATTCGAGCTCTTCTTTGTTTTTAGGTAACGTTTCTGGGTTATTTTCAAATAATGTAACTCCAAAATTTTCTTCTGAAAATCTACTTAACTCCTGGGTCTGCATATCTCTTAATATAGACTCCATATATTTTGTACGTTTTTCAACGCCATATGGATCTTGCGAATATGCTTTTATATCAAATGATCTTTCTGATATGCCATTTACAACTATATCTACAAACTTTGGTATAATAGGTACGGGTTTCCAATCTAAATTTAAATAAGATAAATCACCATTAATTGATAATTCGTCTTTATATTTTTGTATACCCTGCTCGCCACGAGCGTAAAGCCTTAAATTATGAAAAGTATTTTGATTACTTTTAAATCTGTTTAAACCAGTATCTGATTTGAACCATTCGTTTTCTATAGCTCTACCTATTGAAGTACCATAGTCGATAGACATTTTTTCTTCATCGCTAGCTATTTGGCTTGGAAAATAATTTGTTATAACTGACTCAGCCATATTTTTATTTTTCTATTAATTTTGAAAATGCACCTGTGTTGGTGTATTTAGCTATTTTTAAATTTAATTTTCTTTTTTGCACTTGAGCAACTGGTCTGTATAAATTTTTATTACAAGCCATTATTGCTAAACCCGAGCTGATAGCAGCATCAAATTTTGTTCTTTTATTTATATCAAACTTAGCCCAATCATTTAAAGTATTACTAAAATACATTGAACCATATTGATTATCTTCTTTTAAACCTACATAGCGATCTATATAAGATTCTATAGCGGCGGCGTGAGCTTGTTTTATATCCTCTGATGAGTTTGGAATCCCCCCAATTTCTTTTTCTGTTACAGAAAGTTTGTTCCATATTTTATCGGGTCTATTCATAGAATAGCCTCTGTAGCCTCTTCGCTTAAAATAATAAAGAAGTCTAGGCTTATTATTTTCTGCCAGTATTGGCATACCATAAAAAACACAAGCCATTAATACATCTTCAAAAAACATTTCTGCTGTTTGTGGTCTGGCTATATATTCTAAAAAAAACGTATTAGGCGGCGCGTCTTCCATGCTAAACTTTGTTAGCCCAT